CTCGCCAGATTGGGCATGAAGGTGTAACCTCAGCGCAGCAACTGCTACACCTGTGTAGTGCTGGCCTCCCTGCGGGAGAGGCCCGCACACCGTCCACCGGTCAAGTCAGTTGCTGCAGCTACAGCCTCATTGCATCGTTTGGCCCCTCAAGGGGGGATTGCTAAACACAGGTTGCAAGAAGCCACGGGCAAACAACCCAAACGCTTTTTGCAACCATGGCAGTAAACAATGCCTTGCTGGCCCGGCTTGGCCAGATTCGCGGGGCTGGCGATGTTGAGGCTATTTTCCAGAAACTCGGACAATCCGAGATTCTGAACGCGATGAAACGCGAGTGCGTCTTCACCAGATTCGTGAAGACCCGGAACATCAAGGGAGGCAAGTCGTTTGACTTCCAAGTTACTGGTCGCGCCGCCGCCTCCTACATGACCCCTGGCGTGCCGCTACTGGGTGGCCTGGCCGGCAACTCCCCCAGCGATAGCAACGTCCGGAACATTGCTGTCGATGGTCTCATGGTCGCCGACCAAGTGATCGCCGACCTTGATCAGCTGATGAGCTACGCCGATGTGGCATCCGAGTACTTCGAGCAACTGGGCATCGCCCTGTCCTGGGAGACCGACAGGCGCATCGCTCGCATCCTCTTTGCCGCAGCCAACAGCACCGTCGAGCCCTTGGCCCGAACGATCAACACTGGCCGGACCGGCTTCAAAAGGACCCTGACGGCTGGCTATGCCGCCGCATCAAAGCAGGCCAAAGGCGATGAGCTGGCATCCGCCATCGGTGACGTCAAGGTTGCCATGAGGAAAAAGGACGTACCCACTGCCGGCCTGGTCTGCGTGGTGCCGCCCGATGAATACGATTTCCTCAATGAGGGGACCCGTGTCATCAACACGGACTTCAACGGCGGGCAGAGTAACGGCGCCATCGCCAGTGGCGCGGTTGGCCGGGTGAAAGGAATCCCTATTTACGAATCCAACCACCTGATCCAGCCCGCTTACACGCTGAACCCGCTTGACAAGAACCCTGATTATGCCCAGGACCTGACCAAGTGCCGGGCCTTGATCTTCAACAGGGAAGCCGTGGGCATGCTTACCTTGCGGGCCCCTAGGTTCCAGATGACGACTGCGGACAGCACCTTCAACATCCAATACCAGGCCACCCTTGGCGTGGCCTCGCAGTCGATCGGCATCGGCCGGCTGCGGGATGAATGCGCTGCCTGCATCGTGATCCCCTAAGGTTTGGCCTGACGGAGCGACTTGGCCCTCGGTTTGCCGGGGGCCTTTTTCATGGCAGCCGATAGCATGTGCTCTGCACCGCTGGATCGCTCATGGGCCTGGCCAACCAGTCAGCGACGCCAGGCCGCACCACCCTGCTGGATGCCGTCAACATCCTGCTGGCCGTGATCGGCGAGGCCCCGGTCAACAGCCTCGACGACCCGGTGATGAAGGAATCCAGCATCGCCGAGCGCACCCTGCTGGAGTTCCACAAGCAGGAGCAGACCCGCGGCTGGAGCTGGAACAGCGAGCAGGACTACCCCTTCGCCGTGGCCACGGACGGCACCATCACCGTGCCATCGAACCTCACCCGCTTTGCCCCCGACCCATTCCAGTGGGACGGGCGCTTCATCCTCCGGGGCCAACGGGTCTACGACCGGGTGAACCGCACCTACGTGCTGACGGGTGCCGCCGTCACGCAGCTCACCGCCGACGTGGTGTGGACGCTGCCGTGGGATGACTGCCCGGAGGTGTTCAATCGGTACATCAGCATCCTGGGCGCCAGGGCCTTTGCCAATCGATTCCTGGGGTCCGACTCGATCGAGGGCTACACCCAGCAGGACCTGCTGATGGCCAGGACCGAGCTGGACCGGAACGAGCTGCAGCAGCTCCAGCCCAACAGCCTGAGCGGGCAGCGTGGGGTGCTGCCGTTCGGCACCTTCAACCCTGCTGCTGGGTTAGCGGGTCGCGGCTATCCAGGTTTGTTCTTCTAATGGCTGAACTCTTCACCTCCACGGTTCCGAACCTGATCCAGGGGGTCAGCCAGCAACCGGACGCGCAGCGGGATCCCACCCAGGCGGAGCTACAGATCAACGCGGTCAGCAGCAGCGCCGAGGGCCTACGCAAGCGGGATCCCACGCAGACCCTGGCCAGGGTGAGCTCCACCAGCCTGGGCGATGTGTTCGTTCACGCGATCCTGCGCGACCGCAGCGAGCGGTATCTGGCGGTGATCAGCAGCAGCAGCGTGAAGGTGTTCGATCTCGACGGCGTGGCGCAGACCGTCAGCGCCCCCAGCGGCTACGGCTACCTCTCCGGTGTGACGGACGCCAAGCGGCAGATCCGGTGCGGCACCGTGGCCGATTACACCTTCGTGGCCAGCTCACTGAAGGTGGTGGCGATGGACGCGGCGGTGGCCCCCGCTGTGGCCAGGCCGGCGGCCAATGAAGCCCTGGTGTGGGTGAAGGCCGCCAATTACGGCCAGTCCTACCGGGTGAACGTGAACGGCACCTTGGCCACGGTGACGACGACGACGACGGCCGGCACGGCGATCAGCACGGCAGACATCGCCGAACAGATCAAGACGGCCCTGGCCGGCGTGGCTGGTGTCTCGATCGCCCGAGCCGGATCGGTGCTGCACCTCACCAGCGCGAGCACAATCACGATCAGCGCCACCGATGCCCGGGCCAACGCGGACATCACCGCGATCACCAATTCGGTGCAGTCGTTCACCAGTCTTCCGGCGATTGCACCCCAGGGCTACCAGGTGGAGGTGACGGGCGACCCGACCAACAACTTCGACGGCTACTACCTGAAGTTCGCGCCCCGCTCTGGCGCCGGCACCTTCGGCGAGGGCGCCTGGGAGGAGACCGTGGCGCCGGGGACTCGGTACAAGCTGGATCCCGCCACCATGCCGCAGGTGCTGGTGCGGCTGCCGGCGGGAACGTGGTACTTCGGGCCCCTCAACGGTGCGGCGTTGACGGGCCTGACGCTTCCGACGTGGGGGCAGCGGACAGCCGGCGACAGCGAATCGGCCCCGGACCCGAGCTTCGTTGACCAAACGGTGAACGACATCTTCGTGCATCGCGGGCGACTGGGGATCCTGGCGGACGAGAAGCGAATCTTCAGCAGAGCGAAGGACTTCTTCTCGTTCTTCCCGGAGACCGTGACAACGGTTCTGGATTCGGACCCGATCGATAAGACCGCCAGCAGCTCGAAGGTGAGTGTGCTGCGGTATGCGGTGCCGTTCCAGGGGGAGATGCTGCTATTCAGCGATGATTATCAATTCAGATCCTATGCGACTGATGCCGCGCTAACGCCAGCAACGGATGCGATTACGATCCTGACAAGCTATGAAATTGACACAGGGGTGCGGCCAATCCAGATGGGCGGGTCGGTTGTGTTCTGCCAGTCCAACGGCGACTGGAGCCAGCTGCGGCAGTTCTCCGTGCGCGGCGCCGGCACTGCGCTGGTGGGCGACGCTGACAGCATTACTGATCACGTAAGCAGCTACATCCCGTCTGGGATTTTTCAGCTTGCGGCAAACGATACCGGCAATTCGCTGTACTGCATCAGCAGCAAGGCCGGCTACACGAACAGGATCTACACCTACAAGTTCCTGTACCGCAACAGTGGCAGCGGGGTAGAGCGTGCCCAGTCCAGCTGGGGCCACTGGGAGCTGCCTGGTGCTGACGGCATCCTGTCGATCGTGGCGATCCAGGAAACGCTCTACCTCCTGGTCCAGCGCGGGCCGGAGGTGTTCCTGGAGAAGATGCCGGTGCTCGATCGGCAGTCGATCGCCGCGGCGCCGTACCCGCTGCTGCTTGATCGCTGGGTGAGCACCACCACCGCCAGCCCGGCCGCCGTGCGGGTGCCAGCCGGCACCTACAACGCCGTGACGAAGGTGACGACCTGGACCCTTCCGTTCACCATCAGAGCCGCGACCCAGGCATGGTCCGCCTACCAGCCGGGCTACCAGGGCGGGGTGCTGCTGGGAGCTGCCAGCAGCGGCAACACGATCACGGCCCGCGGCGACTGGTCGGCAGCGCAGGTTTGGTTCGGAGAGCTCTACCCGTTCCGTTACCGGCCCTCGCGGTTCAAGGCGATGCGGACCCAGGGCGGCGGGCAGGTGGCCAGCAACACGCTGCGGGCGCAGATCCGCCAGGCCCGGCTGAGATACCACGAAACCGGCTATTTCCAGGTGCGGGTCACGCCCACCGGCAACCGCGACGAGGCCGTTTACACCTTCCCGGGCAGCACGGTGGGCCTGCTGCAGGGTGTGGATCAGGGCCAGGAGGGGGTGTTCCGCATCCCAATGTTCGGCCGGGGGGAGAACATCACGGTCACGATCGAAAACGACACCGCGCACCCATGCAAATTCTCGAGCATGGAATGGACCGGGCTGATTACCGGCAAGGGCCGGGCGGTGCAGCAATGAGATGGGCCATGGCCACCAGCGATGTGGTGGACTTCATCGGCCACAACCTGCGGGAAGCGGACCGCCGCGAGGTGTGGCTGAGCGATCGCCTGAGCCCCCTCGAAGCCGTGCGGCAGAGCTGGCAGGCCAGTCTCGACCACGAATGCCATGCCGTGATTGACGACGGCGGCGTGCCAGTGGCGCTGTGCGGGGTCTGCGAAGGCGGCGTGATCTGGCTGCTTTGCACTGATGGACTTCTGGCCACTGCTGCCAACCGGCGGCAGTTCATCCGGGAGGGGCAGGGCTGGG